CGTAACGTCGTTTTTATTGCTCGTATCAACACGAGGGTCATACATTTGCGACAGCGCGTCCGCGTACTTCTGGCCTTGAACCGTATCAAGCGCCGCCTGATCCTTAGTCGCCTTGCCTTCCAAATACCCGCCCATGCCCTGCTGGAACATCTTAGCAAGCCCCTGAAAGGGCGAAATAGGCGTAGGAATGCCATTGACGGTCTGCACATCAATAGGCTCAGCGCCCTGCTGGGACAGCAACTCGGCCAGCTTCTGCTGACGCTGGATGTCAGCAAGCTGGGCGTCGTATGGGGTCAGATTGACGTATTGCGGTGCGGCCATTGGGATTCTCCGAAATTATTAGAAGTAGCCATTAGTATCCTGCTGAAAGCCCGTATCCGCCACCATTTGGAGTGCTAGCCTTGGCCCCACCAAACAGACCACCAGCCGCGCCCGCCGCAGACCCCGCAAGACTGAACAACCCTTGCGTTGTAGCATTATTTGACGCCACCTGCTGCCCATATGCGTTCTGAGCATAGTTGCCCGCCTGTGTGTAGGCATTGGCAATCGGGGCAGCAGCGATGGTGCCGCCGCCAGTATATGACTGAAACTGTGGGTTCTGGATTTGAGCGCCACTCTCTATGGCCGCCAACGTATTGATAGGCATATTGTAATTCGACATATCACGCTGGTATTGCTGATTGGACGCCGTATTGCCAAACTGGGCAGACTGAAGTGCTTCATTATACTGTTGGGCTTGGGCTTGATTATAAAGACCGGCGCTCTGAAGGCCCTGATTGTAATTCTGGCCAACAGCCGCGTTATATTGATTCTGCGACGCAAGGCCCTGACCGTAATTCTGGCCAATAGCGGCATTGGATGCTTGGTTTGCTTGCAACCCTTGATTAAAATTCTGCCCTAGAGCCTGATTATACAATCCAGCCGAACTTAAAGCCTGACCGTAACCCTGCTGGTTAGCGGACATATCAAGATTAAGGCCGTACAATGCGGCTTGGCTTAATTGGTCGTTCTGCGTCTGGCCCTGCGCCATCATAGCCGTCTTCCAAGCTTCTGACCCCGGCGTAACGCCCTGATTAGCTAGGGACTGGGCGAGCGAGGCGTTCTGCATCTGTATCTGGGGGTTCAGGCGGGCCATGATAGCGTTCTGGCCCGTCATACCAGCGTTAACCGGCATTTTGGCTACGCCAGAAAGGTCAAGAGTGCCTTGGGCATTGCCATACTTGTCTGCGCTAAAACCTTGCGCCAAGCCATACTGGTCGGCGCTCATACTTCCAGCCAAGCCATACTGGTCTGCGGCAGGCCCGTAATTGATTGGGCCTTGATTGCCAATGCCAGTTTGGATTCCCGGAGCCGTAGACGCGAAGGGCTTGCTCACTGTGTCTGAAACATTGTTCAGAACGCCCAAACCGAGCTTGGACATCCCAGCCTGAACGGCCTGAGCATTGTCCAGCGCCTGCTGAGCCGCAGGTGTGAGCGTCTGCGTAATCGTCGGCTGGTCTGAGTTGGACGTAGTTGTATACTGCTCCCTTGTGGGCATTGTGCCTTGCAGACCACCGCCTTGGAAATTGCCCCACTCGTCATACATAGGCAGATAACTGGAATTATTATATTGCTGCACGGCCGCGTCATAGCCAGCTTGGTCAAAGCTAGGCGTCCCGCCCCATGTTACGGTCTGTGTGCCGTAGGGCGTAACCATGTTCGGATTATTCAGCTTGGCCGTAAGCCGCGCGGCGTCAATGTTAGCCTGACCCTGTGCTTGAGCCGCACCTGCATAATCAGGCGTGGGGGGAGCGGCGGGCTTGTTAAGGACGGCATTCGCAACGCCTAGAACACCAGCGCCGATTGCAACTGAAGCGAAAACACCCATTATTTAGCCCCTATCAAATTAGTTTTGAGGATGTTGCCGGGGGCAAACATGCTGTCCGGATCATCTTCGATTAGCTCTTTTTCAACATCTTCAACGTTGGTAGATTCAGCGAGGTGGATGTTCATAAAATGTGCGTCTGTAATCGTGTGGCAGGCCCTTTTGGTGCCGGGCTTGCTCTTAAACATGGCTGGCCCAGTAATGACTTGGATGCCGTCTGGGGTCGTGATGTTGACCGTCCCAGAAACGATATAGAACAGATGCTCTTTCTTATGGACGCGGCCCACAGCAAGCTGGTTAGCCTTTAGCTTTGCCTCACGGCAGTACATTCCGGCAAAGAATGTATGAATGGTTTCAGGCTCATACTGAGGCATGGTCTTAATCACAGCCTCAAACTTGAGGATGCTTTCCATGCTGGCTTCAACGGGAAGCGCCTCATCTATTACAGCCAGATTGCTCATACGCCTGCCCATCCGCTTTGATATACCACATCTGTTGACGCCCACTGTATCTGCAATCCGCTGCTTGCCGTCTTCATCTGTAATCCGCCGCAATAGCCAAGGCCGGTGATGCCAAGCCAAGTATTCTGGATCATCAGGTCAGACCCCCAAATTGCTGAGTCCCATTTGCTAGTTGCGGAATCCCAAAGGCCATAAGTAGCGTTAGCAAATGTAACCGCAGCAGTGGTGTCTGAAGTGTCAAAATCGACATTCATGCCGACACTTATTGATGGGTTTCCGCTGCTAAAAATGCTTGGCCGAGCGCGGGTAAAATACTTCTTTACACCACGAGCGCCAAAGTAGTTGAACGCTTGCTGCGTCGTGGTCTGGATGTTGTTAATGTCATCAGTGTAATTGTTGCTCCAAGCCTTACCGACGTAGCCATCTGAGCCAAAATAGGGGTCATCATTATAGATTTCCCAGCAATAGGACGCCCAGCCCGTGAACTGGCACCAAGACTTGGTGATGGTATTCATCACATACTGTTCTTGCAGGCCATCAGCCACGGGGATATTGATCCAGACGGCATTGTACTTAGCCGTGTATGTTATTTGCCAGCCTACAGACGCATGGTTGCCGCCGTATTGGGTTGTGGCATTGGTGATGGCACCCTGAATCTTGTCTGACAGGGCCACACGAGGGTCGAGGCGGCTGGATTGCAGAGACGCGGCCATCGGCATAAGGCCGTCATAAGTCAGGATCAGCAGGTCGCCAGCCCATTTGAGCATTGGCCGAGTGCCGACTGGGCTGCCCAGCTTCCAGACGCCGATCAACGCCCATGTGGCCGCGCTGGCCGGGTCAGTGCCACGGTAAACGATAGTTTCGCCAACGCTGGTGATGAACGCCAAGTTGTCGTCCACGCCGTAGCCAGCATCAAGCGTCCAAGTGTCCAGATCGACTAGATGGCCGCCGAACTTGCAGATCGCGCTCATGTCGAGGTACTGGGCAGCCCCGCCAATTGAGAGGGTCGGCAGATACCACGCCTTCAGGGTGTACTGCTCAACGAACCAGATGCGGTTCTTAAATAGCGTGATATTACAAAGGCTTGTGGTCGTGACGCCTGTAATGGCTGGCGTAGACGCGCCGTCAAGAGGCGTCCAAGTCGTGCCGTCATACAGCAGTGGCTTATCAACCCCGTTGACGCACATCAGGTAATTACCGCCCGCCGTGGTGATATTGATATATTCCCAGATGCCATTTGTCTTACCGCTGACAACAGCAGCGCCAACCACGCCGCCTGCCGTTACGTCATAAATCTTGCCCGTGCTGGTGGCGGCGAACATCTTGGAACTGTTGCCATAGTTGTAGACCATGACGGTCTGGACTTTGCCATCAAGGCCAGTGGCATACTTGGTATAGCCATCCCGCAGCGTAACATTGCTGACAGTCGGAAACATGTTGATAAGCGTAACCGCGTCCGCAGGGTCCATATTGGCAAAGCTATCACGCGCGTTCCAGCCGCCCAGCGGTGCGGGCAGCGACTCAACCTGAGCCGCGTTACGCTGAACCATGGAGCCGGGACTAATTCCCATAACCGCTATCCGGGATATTGTCCCAACCGATCAATACGCTACCGGGACGCGGGGCGAACGACAGGTTGGCCGCCGAGGTATCCTGAGCCACAGAAGTCTCGAATTCAGTCAGGTAATCGCGGTACAGCGCCGTGGTGTCGAAGCCCTTGGCTTGGAAGTATTTCAGCTTGGTGGACAGGACCATGAGGCGGTCAGGATAGATGCAGGTATCCGTGTCAGCCGTAAAGCTGTTCTGCACGGTCCCGCCGGACGAAAGCGCCCAGCCCTTGCTACGGTACTCAAAGCCAAGGTTCTCATTGGCCGAATAGCCCGGCCAAATCTGGAAATAGCCGCCTAGCAGCCGCCAGCGAATACGCGGGCCAGTGCTGATAAAGCCGCTGAGAAGCCATTCCCACTGCTGGGCGGACTCCGGGCCAAGCATTTCCCAATGCTTGCTCTTGTCCCACTGTGTACGCGGCACGATGCTGTCGTAGTCAGTCGGCAGGGCGTACTTAACCTTCTGGAAGTAGATCGTCCCAGCGGTCACGTTGCTGGTTGAATAGTTGGAAAGCGTGACCTGAGTGGCAGAGTCAACGCTCGCAATGAATGTGGCATTCGGGATGCCCGTGCCGACAACCATGTAAGTCGTGTCCAGACTGGCAGTGGACGGGATGCCAGTGATGGTCAGGGCGGAAGTGGTGTAAGTTCCCGTCGTAGTCGTGTACGAAGTGAAGAAGCTGTATGCAGTCGTAAGTTCGCGCCAGTCGGCTTTACGCAGCAATTCGTATCCAGAAGCGTTCATCAACGCCAAAATCTGGATAACGTCTTGGTTCGTATTACCCGCAACCGATACGGGTGTGGGAACGCCTAGTTCATTGGTGACCTGTTGCACCAACTGGAGCATCGTACTCGACATCTACATCATCTTTTCTGGGCTTGCCCGGTTTACGCTGCGACATGAGAGTAGCCATCTGGGCCTTTAGCTCATCAAGTTCGCTGCGCGTTCTTGC